ATCATATCCATGATTTCATCAAACTTTTTAGTTTGCTCCATATTCATTAAGATATCCGATAGTTGCTTAACAACCAGTGGTTTTTCATTTACTGCAGCGGACTTGATTGCGGCACGAATATGAGATTCTGCTTCAAGTAAGTTGTCTAGTGTGCTTTTAGAAAGTGCCATTATTTAATAAGATCCTCATACTTTTCAAGAAGAGTTGGTGTTGGATCAGCCAAGGTCATAATCTTATCTGAACTAATCATGAATTCATCATCGCGAGTTGCACCAATCAACCATGATTCTAACATACCGTCAGTAGTGAGGAGAAAAGGTTTAGTCAGTTTACAATCTGGTTCACCAGGTACAGTTGCTGGTGCTTCCTCAATTTGACTCACTAGAATCTGGTTGCTCGTCAGCAGTATCGTCTTGATCACTGGTTCCGTCTTCGGTGGCGTTATTGTTGCTTGCATAATTCAAAACATCTCCTACATACATTTCCCGTAATTGATCTACAGGTTCAACCATTGTTACTAACCAATCTGCAGGGATAGGAATAATATCATCTGCAGAAAGTGCGATCCAAGGAATTAAAGAAACCTCAAATCCTGCTTTGGTTTGTCTCTTGTCTTGTTCAATAACTCCAGGATTTTGTTTTTGAACAATACAAGGTTTGTTTAGAAAATAACCAACTACTTTTTGATCATCTTCTTCCCCTACAGCCATTTCATTTATATCAGAAATAACTTCCTCACCAGACTTAAGGAGTAACAGTTTTACAGTCATTTGCCAACTCCATAATCAGGTGCCTTCAGTTCTAGTTCGCGGATGTCTGCATGAAGACGTTCCGTTGCATTTCTCTTTTCAGTCTCGTTTAAAGTCTTGAGTGCTGCAATTAATTCAGGAGTTTCTTCCCACTCCCAAGTATCACCTTTACTACTTACAAATTGCCTTTTAGTCATAAGATTTGTATTTTCCTCTATTCTATCAACAAAAAAAGGAGGAGTCAACCTGAATTTTGCCAGGTGCTCCTCGCGGCGACGATATTCAATAGTATTTAGAACCAGTCCTTACGCTTGTGAGAATCTGGAACAATCTTACCAAACTCAATCGTCAGTAACCCATCCTCAAAAGCAACTGATCTAATTTCCGTTTCGTCAGCGAGTGTCCAACTTCTGGTGAAAGAGCGTTGAGCCATTCCTCTATGAACATAAGTTCTTTCGGACTCAACATCCTCCTTTTGTCCTTCGACAAAAAGTTTTCCATCTTGTGTGTAGACATTTACTTCTTTCTTTTTAAATCCTGCCAGTGCCATCTCAAGTCTAGACTCTGTATTACTGACTTGAATCAGGTTGTATGGAGGATAATTCGATGTGGTTTCGTGCAGCGTACCTAATCGATCAAAAATATCATCCATACCAATACTATATCTATTTATGCGGTCAATCAACTGATCCATGTTGGCAGCATTGTACCTATGCACTATCTGATTAGTGGGCATCTTCTTAGCTCCTATAAAAGCGAGTTTATGTTGTGTGGACCCCGAAGGCATCCAGTAATATTTATATCATACAACGAAAAAAGGAGACACGGCAATAACCGTATCTCCTTATAGGGGTTTCCGACTTTTGAAGCGACCGCACGAAAGATCGCAAGATTATTTATCAAAAGGGAGGTCTGGATGTTTGGATGTTATCGGGGTTTTCAAGGAACTTGCGATAATGACCACGTTTTTTAAGATTATCGTGGGTGCATTTATCGATAGTAATTCCCAACTGAATATTGCCGTTAGGTTGCTTTTGCATTCTATCAGCAGCAATACACAGAAGTTGCCACATAAACTCAGTTCTTCCAGAGTTAGACATCAAAGCACAATGCTCTTTGAAAAACTCATGAAATTCCTTAGTGAGAGTATATGACTTTTCTGGTTCAACAAGTTCTTCCCCAAGGAGAGAAATAAAGATCTCTGCAGTTTCTTTCTCACCGATAGAAACCATCAGAGCTGCCCAAGCAGCAATAGTTCTCTTCCAAGGACCATACTCTTCAGTATCATTGAAGAATTGATCCACCAGAAGAACTCCA